GTTCCCCGCATCAACCTCGGCGCAAGTGATAGACCTTGGACACGAAACAATAGCCAAGGTGAAAGTACACAGCACCTCAGGCGGCGGTACAGTTTACGTCGAAGGGACTGACTACGTGGTGGACTACCAGGCCGGGGTGGTGATGCTGATAGCGGGCGGGGCGATCGCGGCGGCGGCCACTGTTTTTATCGATTACAACTGGGGCGCACCAACGCGCAGCGTGGCGGGACGGATCGCCGGCCTGGATCCGAGTGGCCAGGTGTGGGTCGATTTCTGGCACCAGTCAGTTGCCGGGGTATGAGTGTACCAACCCGGCACGCTCTCGCTGTGACCGAGCGACCACTTCAATAACCGCACAAACGTCCCGACTGAGATTAAGACACCTGAACTTGAAACCCCGAACACCGAGCAGGAACCAATGGAAATAACTACTGCAAATCTCACCGCACTATTCACCGGATTCGATGTAATTTTTCAGCGCGGCTTCGATAAACCGCCTTCCTACTATGAGAAGATCGCGACGGTCGTAAGATCGGCCTCGCGCCAGACTACCTATCCCTGGCTGGGGCGCACCACGAAATTCCGGGAGTGGCTGGGCGAACGGGTGATTCAAGCACTGGAAGCGCACAGCTATACGATCGTAAACAAGGATTTCGAAGACACTATCAGTATCAGCCGAAATGATATCGAGGACGACAACTACGGAGTATACGAGCCGGTGATCGAACAGCTGGGCTGGGATACCAAGGTTCATCCGGATTCGCTGCTCTTCTCGATGATCAAGAACGCCGTGACGACGCCCTCGAGTGTGGTCGGATTCGACGGGCAGCCATTTTTCTCGGCGACCCATCCGGTGGGGCCGCTAGGTGCGGTCACTGATGCCCGGGACACCACCGCGTCGAACGTGAATACGTCGGGATCGGGTCCATTCTGGTTCTTGCTCGACGCCTCGCGCGCGGTGCGGCCGTTCATTTTTCAGCTCCGCCGCGAGTACGCGATGACGCGAATGAATACGCTCACCGATGAGGCGGTATTTACGCGGCGCGAGTTCCGCTTCGGCGTGGACGGGCGGGCGAACACGGGAGTGGGGCTGTGGCAACTTGCATACGCGAGCAACACCGATCTGAGCGTGCCTACAAACTATGGGGCCGCGCGCACCGCGATGCGGTCGATCAAGACCGATGCCGGACTGCCCTTCGGCGCGCTGACCAGTCCCAGCGACGTTTACCTGGTAGTGCCGCCAGCTCTCGAGGAGGTCGGTGCGCAATTGTTGCATTCGGACTTCATGGTGGGGGCGGGAGGAAGTTCAACCGTAACGACTACCAACATCTGGAAGAGCACCGCCACACTGATAGTCAGTGAGTACCTATCCTAAGGCGGCGGGAATAATCGCGGGGCTACAATTCATGCACGCCACCGGAATCCACCGGCGTCGGCAGGACAAACACTCGGCAGGCGCGACTGACTATATATTGGCATTTCATGCCAAACGCCATCACGCCCTCGAAAAGGAATTGAAATAACGTGTCATACGCATCGCCAAACGACATGATAGCCAGGTATTCTAATCGCGATCTGGTGCAATTAAGTAATGAAGATCCGACCCAGACAGCGATAAACACCACAACGCTTCAGCAAGCGCTGGATGACGCGTCGGCCGAAATCAACGCATATATCGACGGCCGCTTTACACTGCCCCTAGGCGATCCTCCGGTGATGCTCAATCGACTTACCTGCGACATTGCAATGTACCGGCTGCAATCCTTACGCCCACTGCACGATCTGGCGGATGCGCGCCGGCGATACGAAGATGCGATCGAACTGCTGGTCCGAGTGGCTTGCGGAGAAGTAACGCTAGGCTTAGCGACGGATAATGGCGAGCCGTCAGACGCGCAAGGATCGGTAGTCACGCAGGCGGGCGGCGACCCGAGCGGCGATCTGCCACCACGGATATTCGATCGCGGCTCACTCAAAGGCTACTGAGCAATGCGTCGCGCGAACTCCGACAGGGCGGCAAATCGCCGGCGGGCAATTCGTTTGCATAAGGGCTCAAGGCAAGGAGCACTGAGATAAGCGATGGGAGCATACGTATTAGACTGTCCATGGATTGGACAAAGCTACACACCGCCCACGCCGCTGGACATCGGTACGATTGAGGCCGCAATAGTCAGTCGGTTGAGCGCCCAAATCACCATGGTCGAAATCGCGCACTTTCCAGACAAACCCGAGGCCTATCGCATGACGCATCGGATAGGAGCGGCACTCATACGGTACGAGGGGGCGGAGTACGGCGAGGTGATCGACAGTGGGGCGATCGTACAGGAACGCACGCTCAAATTCGAAGTAACGCTGATGATGCGCGACCTGGGGTGGAGCGTCGGGGGTCCGCCGGGTGGTGGCGACCCGGGTGCTTACGCGATGATCGAGTCGATCCGCGGCGCGCTCACGGGATTCCGCGTCCCAGGGTGCGACAAGACTTATCCGCTGCGCGAACGCTTTATCAAACGGGATAAGCAGGGCGGCGTCTGGATCTATGCGATTAGCTTCGGGTTGCGGACAGCGGCTGTAGAAGCGTCGATCCCTGACAACTATCCGTTGCTCACAGTAGCTACTGCAGAGGAACAAGGCGGTATCACGACAGTGAGTGTTGCACCGGCTTTGTATCAATTCAATCAGAGCGGACAGGTCGATTTACCGAACGGCAATGTGTCAGCGGTGCTTGTTACGAATGTCTCCACCGGCGCCCTCTACGCCGCGGGCACGGACTACGCACTGGACACGGTTAACGGAATTATCGCCCTCTCGCCGACTGGCACGATCACGAGCGGCGCATCGGTCAACGTCGGATACACATACGCGGAGAGTGTAACGGCCATTTCCAGCGGGGGCATTGCGCCGACGGCGCCGACTAACTGAGTAAAGCACTGGAAAGGAGCCCACCTAGCCACATTTGTCGGATCTGCCGAACGAATATTCGACGGACTGTCCCAACAAGCCGAACTAACTATCCAACTACTGGCGTTTGCCAGCCGATAACAGTAGCACCCTGGCAATTGCCGCGTGCCCCGGCCCTGCGGAGGGAACACGCATGAGAAGCCAGCAGAGGAGAAGTAAATGCCTGCATCGTTTCTGCACGGAGTGGAAGTAATAGAGTTGCTTACCGGCCCCGCTCCGATCACCGTGGTGAAATCATCAGTCATCGGACTGGTGGGCACGGCCCCTTATTGGGCAGTGTCTTCAGGCACAACCGCAGCGCCCATCAACACGCCCCTTCTGGTGAGCTCGGCACGAAACGCCGCACAATTCGGTCCGGCAGTTCAGGGGTACACGATACCGTACGCGCTCAACGCGATCCTTGGGCAAGGCGCGGGCCAGGCGATCGTGGTGAACGTCTTCGACATCACCAAACACACCAGCGACATAGTTGGATCGCAAACCTTCAGCGCGGCGGGTGCAATCAATCTCGGACACATGGGTGTCACAAACCTGAGCCTCATGCCGACCGCGACCGCGTCGGTGAGCGCGGAATCCCACACCTTTGGCGGCACACCGGCGACGATCCAACTGGCGCACAGCGGCGTACAAGGGTCGTCGGTAGTGGTAACGAGCAATCCGGCCGGCACGACCTACATCCAGGGTACTGACTATACGGTGGATACTCGCACGGGTCTGATAACCCGGCTGACCGCAGGCGCTATCGGGATCACAGCAGCGGTGCTCGCGAGTTATAGCTACTACTCGGGTACGGCCTATTCGCTCGTTCATGACTACGCTATCGACGCGGTCAACGGGGTCCTCACGCTGCAGTCCGGTGGCGCCATCGCAGCGGGAGCGACGGTAGTTGCTTCATTCAGCTACGCCGATCCGACCAAGGTCCAAGACTCGGACATCATCGGAGCGGTTAGCGGTTCGGGTTACACCGGATTGCAGGCCCTGCTCACGACCTATGGAACGATGGGATTCTTCCCAAAACTGCTGATTGCGCCCGGATATTCGCAGAATGGCGACGTCGCTACCGCGCTGCAGGCCATTGCGGGGACGCTGCGCGGGATGGCATTGATCGACTCACCGCCAAGCACACCGCCCGCGACCGCACTCGCGAACCGCGGCGTCGCGGGAAATGCGTTCGACACGAGTTCGACGCGCGCGATTCTATGCTATCCCCAGGAAACCTACTTCGACATCGGCCTGGTACCGACCGGAGTGACTCTGAATGGCGCCAGCGCGGTTCCATCAGTAGCTAATCAAACCGCAGTCGGACCATATTCCCAGTGGGTGGCCGGTGCAATCGCTTTGAAAGATCTTGACAATGGCTATTGGTGGTCGCCTTCGAATACTCAGGTAAACGGAATTCTGGGGCCGGACGTGACGCTCTATGCGTCGCTCCTGGACGCGGCCTCCGACGTGAATAACCTGAACGCGGCGGGCATCGTAACGGTGTTCAATGCGTTCGGGACGGGGCTACGAATATGGGGTAATCGCACGGCCGGCTATCCTACGATTACGACGCCGGACAACTTCATCAACGTCCGCCGAACGATGGACGTGATAGAGGAGTCGGTCGAACTATCGATGCTCCAGTTCATAGATCAACCAATCAGTAACGCCTTGATTACGGCGATATTGGCCAGTGTCAACGCATTCATCCGCACGCTGATCCAGCGCGGTGCGTTAGTGGCGGGCACCGCGAGGTACAATCCCGCGGAGAACGACCCCAGCCAAATCGCTGCCGGCCACCTGGTATTCGACATAGACGTCATGCCGCCGCCGCCGGCCGAGCGGTTGACTTTCAACGTGTACATAGATTCGACGCTCCTGAGTCAACTCGGCACGACGAGCGCATCGACGAGTACCGCGCTGACCGCCTAATCGGATTCGCGCCGCAGCAAACACACAGAGCATACGACGAGGTATTCAGGATAGGGCAATGGATATATCAGTAAATCGAATAACTAACGCAAATATATACATGGACGGCATCGGACTACTAGGTCGAGC